CGCCCAAAGCCCGGCGCAGCCGCTCGGCAGGGTCCTCCTCCAGGGGGGCCCTGGGGGCCTCGGCCCGGGGCAGGCTGGTGGGCACCAGCCGGGGCATCCCCTCCAGGGCCTTGCGGGCGGCCTCCAGATCGGCCCGGGCCTGGGCCAGCCAGAACTCCCGCTGGTGGGGCAGGATGCGCCCCTCCTCCAGGGCGGCCCGCACCAGGGCTTGAGCCTTCTCCTCCCGGGTCTCGGCCCTAAGGGCCTCCAGCTCCGCCCGGGTCCGCTCCAGCTCCGCCAGGGCGTCCTGGGCCGCCAGGAGCCTGAGGAGCTTGGCCTTCAGCTCCGTCTCGTCCTCGGCCCCCAGGCCCACCTCCAGGACCACCCGGCCCACCCGGGCCTCGGCCAGGGTCCTCTCCAGGGCCTGGAAGGCCTCGTCCTCCGTGGCCTGGGGCGGGAGCCCCAGGGCCTGCCTGAGCTTCTCCAGCATGTCCGCCTCCGCTTCTATGCGCTTTTGCATCCGGATGCCGGGGTTGTTGGTGAGGGCAAACGAGTGATAGCCCAGCACCCTAAACCTGCCCAGCTCGTCGGGTCGGGGGTCGTAGTAGAAGACGGGGCTCACGTAGGCGTACTCCCCCCGGCTCACCCTCTCCCGCCCCGTCTCCGACCACTCCACCAGGCCGTAGACGAAGCCGTCATCCCCCACCTCCAGCCCGGTGATGAAGCCCGCCGCCGGGGCCTCCTGGCCCTGGCCCTCCTCCACCCGCACCGTCTGGTGGTGGAAGTCCAGGACCCAGGGCACGCCCCGCTCGGCCAGGTCCCGCAGGGCCGCCTGCAGGCTCTCCTCGTCGTAGAGGAAGACGATGCCGTTCCCCACGAACTCCCCGAAGGGGTGGAGGGGGATGCGGCTAGGCGCCTCGGCCAAGGCGGCGCGCAGCGTGCCGGAAAAGGTCGGGGTGGAGGTATTGATATTCCCGTGAGAGCCGGTCAAACTCGGCATAGGGCCTCCTCAGGACCACGCCCCAGTAGGCTCGGTTCTCCAGCCTGGCCGTCTCCGGGGAGAGGGGCCACCGGGGGGCCTCAGGCCCCGGCGGGGGCGCTTTGAGGGCCCGCGCCTTTGCGAAAGGTGCCGTCCCGGTTGAAGATGGCCACCACCGTGTCAATGACCCAGCCCACCACCGAGTCCGGGAGCCAGGCGGGCCAGAAGCCGATGATGGAAACCACCAGCTCCTTCACCCGCTTCAGGGCTTCCTCCTTTTTCTGGATGCCTGGGACCCCGTCCATGAGGTCCTCCACCACCAGGACCGCGAGGGCGGTGGCGGCGAAGACGATCCGCAGGGCTTTCAGCACGCTTCCCTCCTAAACGCCTTTGCCCCCGGGCTTTCCCCGGGGGCACTTTTGGCACTCTAGCCTTATTTTAGCCCTGAGCTTGGTCCTTGTCAATCCAGCTTGCTCCGCACCTCCACCACCCGGCCCACGATCTCGGCCACTTGGTCCACGGGGATGACGGGAGGGCCGTTGGGCTCCTCGGGGTTGGTGGAGTACAGGGTGCCATCCGGCCCCATCTTTTTGACCACGTAGCTGTTCCCGTCCAGCCGCGCCACCACGATGGCCCCGGGGTGGCCCTTGTCCTGGGTGTTGACAATGATGATGTCCCCATCGCAGATGGGCCGCCGCCCGGCGCACATGGAGTTCCCCCGCACCTTGAAGGCCACTAGGTGGGAGGCGCTTCCCTTCACCCGCACGGGTACGGTGCGGTCGCCGATCTCCTCCAGCTGGGGAGGGCCGCCGCCCACGTAGCCGAGGATGGGGATGTGGTGTTCAAAGCGGTACTCGTACCCAGGGGCACTTGGCTCTAGCCGGTATACAAGCTCGTGCAGAGGCACGTCTAAGGCTTTGGAAAGGGCCACCAGGGTGTCAATGTTAGGTTTGACCCACGTGCCAGCTTTGGTCTGGCGCCCCCGCACCAGGTAGTAAATGGTTCCCCGTGGGATTCCAACCCGGCGGGAGAACTCCTCAAGGCTATTGATCCCCCATTCCCGCATCTTTTCTAGGATGAGGTCGTTGAAAGGGCCGCGTAGTTCGGCCTTCCCCTTATCCCAGACCGTTTCATGCCTGCCGTTGCGCCCTGCCGTTGACATATGTGACCTCCCCCGCTACACTAACTTATGTGAAGTCACATATGTGGGCAACCCCTCTAGACCCCCAAAAGCTCAGGAAGTTGCTCACCGAGCGCGGAATGACCGTGCGACAGCTTTCCGAGCTGACAGGGATTCGCACCAACACCTTGTACTGTTACCTGAGCGGCAAGCGAGGGCGTCGGCCCAGCTACAAGGTTTTGGAGGCCCTCAAAATAGCCCTCCAACTTGACTCGGTGGAGGAAGTTTTGTCCCAAGATGTCACAAATGAAGCCCACAAGGAGAAGGAATATGTGGGTAAGCATTGATGAGGCCGCCGCCAGATTAGGCGTTACCAGGCGTTGGGTTTGGACGCTCATCCGTCGGTACGGAATTCCCACCCGTAAGGAGGGGCGCAAAACCGTTGTGGACCTGGGGACTCTCCTCCTGATTAAGGATGGGGGCGCTTCATCAGGGCCAGATGGCAAGGGTGCCTCGGATATCCACTGGGTGCCTCCTGAGGCTGAGGGTAGGCTCGGGTTTTTAGCGCGCCTCGCAGAAGAAACTGCGAACTTGCCCAGGGGATTGCGCTGGGATGCGGTGAAAAAGGGGGCTCAGGAGTTGGGTATCACGCCCGAGCACCTATACCGCCTCATCCGCCGCTTCCAGCAGGAGGGCCCGAAGGCCTTCCAGCGGACTCGGCGCGACAAGGGGCAGCACAGGGTGCCCTCCGAGCTCCGCCAGCTGATCCTGGGACTGAAGCTGGCCCACCCGGGGGCTTCGGCCCAACGCATCCTGCGGATCATTGAGCTGAATGACCCGGAAATCCTCCGCTACAAGCCCTATAAGAACGGCTCCACGCTGTTCACGCTTTCCGCCTCCACGGTACGTAGGTTAATCAAGGCAGCTGAGAGCATCCCCGCATTCCGCTGGGCCCTCCTCTCTGACGAGGGTAGACGGGAGTTCGCCCGTACCTGGGCGGGGCACGTCCTGGCCGAGTACCCCATGCAGATGGTCATGGTGGACATGACCCGATGCGACGTCTTCGTCTTCAACCCCGATGAGGATACCGCTTACCGCCTTCGCATCCACGTGGCTCTGGACGTTTATTCCGGGGCCTCGCCCAGTCTGGTTTTCAGCCGCGAGGAGTCTCAGGTCCCCACGGACCAGCTCCTTATCCTGATGACCCAGGACAAGAGTGAACTGGCCCCGTCATGGGACATCTTCGGCATCCCGGAGCGGATTTATTGGGACAATGGTAAAGTTTATCGTTCGGAGAAGAGTGAGCACTTCGCCCGCCAGCTGGGCATTGAGCTGGTCTACTCCCGCCCCCGGGTTTCCCACACTCGGGGGCGCGTTGAGAGGTTTTTCGGTGCGTTCCACCAGGAGTTTGAAGCCCTTTTGCCCGGTTACGCGGGCCGGGACGCCACCGAGCGGGATTCTACCCAGCTGAAAAGACTGATCGCCAACACTCGGACTTGGGTGGCGGCGGGCATGCCTCCCGAGGAGGACCCCTACCCGAACCGCCTCCTCCTGGAGGAGGAGTACAAAGCCAAGGCCTTGGCCTGGCTCCTCCAGGACTGGCACCGGAAGCCGGTGGACGGGAATCTTTCCCGGGCCGACCTTTTCAGGGCTTTTGTCCCCCGCCACCGTCTCGTGAGGTTGGACCTCGGCGACCTCTATCTCCTCACCGCCTACCAGACCGAGCGGGTGGTGCGGGGGAACGGCACCGTGGCCTACAACGGCAAGATCTACTACCTCCGCCCCGAGGACGGATCCCTCATTCCTTGGCAAGGGCAGAAGATCGTGGTCCTGGACGTCCGGGTTCTGCCCGGCCAGCCGCTTCGGGCCGCTCTGCGTCAGCCTGATGGGAGCCTCAAGGTCCTCGGGGAACTCGTCCCTGAGCCCCTGCGGGCCGACAGCCTCGAGGCCCGCGCCAAGCGGGCGGCGGACAAAGCGGCCATCAGGGCTGTAAGGGAGGCGGCCCAGGAACTGGCCGCCCAACTGGGCCCCGCCGTGCGGTTTGAGGAGATTCTGGAACGCCTTTCTGGCCTTGCCCCTCTGGCCCGGCGGGAGCGGGTCCGCCCGATGGCCCAGGAGCCCCTCCCCCGTCCCTCGGAGGAGGAGATCCGGGCCGCCGCGGCCGAGCTGGAGGACGGCCTGGACGACCTGATTTGGGAGCCCATTGCCCTGGGCGAGAAGTGGCTCCGGGAGCGGGGCCTTCTCCCCTCGGGCGAAGGGGAAACGGGAGGTGAAGCATGACGGAAGCAGAGATCAACAGGCTCATTGACGAAGTGTTTGGTGGCTACGTCTCCGAGGCGGAGCTGAGGGACCCCCGCAACGGGTTCATCCCCACCGCCGGCGCCCGGGCCCTGCTGGGCCACCTGGCCCTGGCAGTCCAGGAGCGCTTCCCCTTCGCCCTGGTGGTAGGGCCTGCCGGGGTGGGGAAGACCCTGACCTGCCGCTACTACGCGATGGAGCACGAAGCCCCCTGGGTGCGGGCGCAACCCGCTTACAGCCCCGTGGCCTTCCTGGAGGACCTGGCAGTGGAGCTCCGCATTACCAGGCATAAGGTCTTTCGGGTCCTCCTCACCATGATCCGGGACGCCCTGCTTCTCCGGCCTCGGGCGGTTTTTGTGGATGAGGCCCAGCTCATGGACCGCGCCACGCTGGAGACGGCGAAGTACCTAGCGGACGAGACCGGCTCCACCTTCGTGCTCATCACCACCGATGAGTACGCCCCCCAGATCCGCCGCTACCGGGACATTGAGTCCCGCATCGGCACCGTGGCCCAGATAGGACCTGTATCCGCCGCCGAACTGGTGGACATCTACGGGAGCTCGGGCTACACCCGCACCGTGCTGGAAGAGGTGCACCGGCTCACGGGCGGAATCCTCAGGGACGTGGTCCGCCTCATCAAGCAGATGGACACGCTGGTGGAGCTCAACCAAATCCCCAAGGGAGCCATCACTCCGGCCCACGTGCGGCGCCTGGCGTCCCGGCTGAACCTGGCAGGAGGTGCAGCGTGAAGCGCCGGTTCTTCCAGTTTGAGGGGATGCAGATTCCTATACGCCGCGATGAGGCCACCGAGTTCTATGAGGTTGACGAGGAAGGGAACCTGATATCCCCGCGTCCGTTCCTGGCCTTGCTAGGTGACGGCTCGTGGGTCAGGGAAGGCCAGGAGTTCTACGTGAATCGGCTTGGAGAAAGGCAAAAGTACGAGATCGTCCTGGTGGAGTACGAAATAGAGCATCACCAAAAACGTGGCCTCTACGGGCAACTGCGCCGCCGAGTAGCGGTCAGACGTGTGCCCGATTGGCAAGAGATTGAAGAGATTTTCAGGTCGCAGGCAAAGGAGGAAAACGATGAGCTTCCCTTCTAACTTGCCACCCGCTAAAGAGGTGGTCCGCCTGCTGGAACTCCCCGCCCTCATCCGGAAGGTGGGGGAGCGGCTGACCGCCCTCCGGGCCGAGCGCCGCGCGGTGGAGCGGGAGCTGAAGGACCGGGAGGCCCGGGCCTATCTGGCCGCCGAGGGGCGCTCCGCCCCGGAGCGGGAGGCCCGGGCCCGCGTTCTGCTGGCCCAGGACCCGGAGTACCAGGCCCTGGTGAAGAGGCTGGACCAGCTTCACGCCGCCATTGACGTGGCCACGGAGGAGAAGAACGCCCTGGAACACGAGCGCAAGGCGATTTACGGGGCGCTGGTGGACCGGCACGCCCAGGCCCTGGAGATGGCCCTGGCCCAGGGCCTCTTCGGGGTCCGGCCCCCGGCGCCCCGGGGAGGGAACTGATGACCCGGGAAGAGCTCATTCGGCTCCTCAGGGAGGACCCGGAGGTCCGGGCCGCCCTAGCGGAAGCCCTCCGGGGGGTTCGCCCCCGCCCCCTGGAGGAGGCGGGAAGGGGGATCCAGGCCATTTTGGCGGAGGCGGAGCTGGAGTGGCTCCGCCGCAGGGAGGTTAGGGATGAACAAGAAGCCTAAGAGCAAGCTGGAGGAGCTGTTGGACGAGCTGGCGGAGGAGGGGCTTCCCCGGCACCTGCGGGTGGCCTACGCCCTCTACGACCTGGCCCGGGACATGGTGCGGGCGGCCAACGAGGCGCGGGACACCGAGGCCGTGGACCTGGGGGAGCTTTCCCGGCTGGCCCGCCGGGCCCTGGCGGTGCGCCTGGCCGCCGAGGCGGAGTCGGACCAGAAGGCGCGGGAGGTGCTGGCCCACCCGCACCGGATGAAGGGGGTGGAGTGCCCGTGAGGCGGCCCTTTAAGAGCGCCCTGGACACCATCCGCAGTTACGGCCTCACCCCGGGGGAGCTTCGGGAGCGGGCCAGGCTGGCGGAGCGGCACGGCCAGGCCTTCCTGGCCCAGCTCTACCGGGACGAGGCGGAGGCCCAGGAGGCGGCCCTTCGCCTCCGGCCCTGCCCTCTCTGCGGGGGCACGGGGCGCATCGCCGACGACATCTTCTGCTGGCGGTGCGACCCTCGCCTTTCCCGGGCCTGGGTGGAGGTGCGCCGTGGACCATAGGTTCCTCATCAGGAGGCTCCGGGCCGACCCCGGCACCCCCTACCGCCTGCGCATCCGGGGGCTTACGGGGGAGGGGACGGTGTTCCTGAAGTGGGACGGGGGCGGGGTCATGTTCTACCTCCGCCCCCTCCGCCAGTGGGAGGGCCCCTACGCCGAGCCCAGGGCCCTGGAGGTCATGGCGGGCTGGCGGGTGCTGGAGGCCCGGCCCGTGGCCGTGGAGGAGGTGGCGTGAGCCTGCGCGAGCGCCTAAAGGAGCTGGGCTGGGACGGGAAGGCCCTCCTCACCCCCAACCAGGTGGCCGCCCTCCTGGAGGTGGGCCGCCCGGCGGTGGAAGACCTCATGCGGCGGGGCCTCCTCCGGGTGGTGCGCATGGGCAAAAAAAGCTACATCACCCTGGCCAGCCTGGAGGAGCTCCTGGAGGGGGCGGTGCCCAAGCGGCGGGCGGTTTGGCTGACCCTGAGGCTCCTGGAGCGCCTGGGGGCCCGGGTGGAGCTGGCCACCCACCCCGAGGGCTACACCGCCCGGGCCCTGGGGGAGGAGGGCTGGGGGCTGACCCCTGAGGAGGCCGTCCTGGCCCTGGCGGACCGGCTCGCGGGGGAGGTGGAGCGTGAAGGTGGAGATCTCTGAAGGCGACCTGCGGGCCGCGGCGGAACTGCTCTTGCAGCGGGGGGAGTGGGGCGTGGCCCGGGCGGACTTTGAGCGCCAGTTCGGGGGGGACCGCCGGGGCCGGGCCATCATGGCCGAGCTCCGCAAGCGGGGCATCCTCCCTGTGGTGGTGGCGGAAAACCCCGCGGGGGACGAGGTCTACAAGGTGGCGGCCTCGGAGGCGGAGTTCCGGGCCTTCCGCCAGAGCCTGGTCTCCCGCATCGAGGAGCTCTACGCGGCGGTGCGGGGGCTGGACGAGGCCTGGGCCCACTGGCAGAAGCACCGGGCGCCCCGTTGGCGCCAGCCCAGCCTCTTTGAGGTGGGCGATGGAGGGAGAGGATGAGGTCCTGGCCTTCCTGGCGGGCTTCCCTTCGCGCTACCCGCGCCGGGTGGGGGAGCTGGAGGTCTACGCGTACCGCGACGAGCGGGGACGCTGGACGCTGGCCCTCTTCCGGGGCGAGGTCCTGGTGGCCCTGGACTGGGGCTGGGACCCGGAGGAGGTAGAGGAGGCCCTATGCAGGCGCTTCGGTTCTTAGGAGGCCCGCGATGCTCTTCAAGCTGGTCCTGATCTACGTCCTGGCCGCCCAGGTGGGCCTCCTGGCCCTCCTGGGCTACCTGGCCCTGACCCGCCGGGAGGACCTCCCCGAGGGGGCCTCCGTGGGCCTGGCCCTCTTCGCCAGCCTGGTGGGCCTCCTGGGGGTCTTCCTGGCCCTGGCGTGGAGGTGGGTGTGACGGACTGGACGCGCTTTGTGGAGGAAGTGGAGCGCCGCCTGGCCAGGACCGAGAAGGGGGTCCCCGCCTTCTTCGGCGTGGCGGGGGCGGGGACCCCCTACTGCCCCCCGGTCGGGCTCCTGAAGGCCTACATCCAGGTGCCCGGGGGGCTGGTCTGGTACGGCCGCTCGGGCGAGCGCCTCTACTGGATGTGGCAGCCGTTGGAGGTGGCATGACCCCCGAGGAGGCCCTGGACGCCATCCTCATGCACGCCTACGAGGCCGCCTCCCGCGGCGCCTTCTTGGAGGTGGAGCGGGCGGGCGAGGTCCTTCGGGGGGCTTTGCGCAGGCTGACGGAGGTTGAGCGGGAGCTGGAAGCCCTTCGGGCCCGGGAGGCGGCCCTGGCCCGGCGCCTTCGGGCGGTGGAGGAGGGCCGCTACCGGGTCCTCAAGCTGGTCCTGGAGCTGGAACGGGAGCTGAAGCTATGAGGAACGCGCTGATCGGACTGCTGATCCTGGCCTATCTGAGCACCCTGGCCATGAGCGCGGGCCACCTGGCCCAGTGGTACGCCCTTTCCCTGGGGGCCCTGCCCCCCTGGCTGGCCTGGGGCCTGGCGGGGAGCCTGGAGTTCACGGCCTTCCTTCTCTCCCTCCTCTCCAACTCCCTCCTCCGGGGCTCCTCCTGGGCCTCGGGCGGGGCCCTGGCCGCCCTGCTCCTGGTGTGGATGGGGAACGCCCTCTCCATGCGCCGGGCGGCCCCCGAGCTCCCCATCTGGGAGACCTTGGCCATGAGCCTCTTCGTCCCCGTGGGGACCTGGGTGGTGGGGAAGGTGGTTGGGGAGCTCGTTCGGCACCCCCTGACCCCCGCCGAACGCCCCCGAGCCGCCGTTCGGGAGGGGGAGGGGTCCGTTCGGAGGGCGGCCGAACGGCTGGAACCCGGGGCCGAACGCCCTGGGCCGAACGCCGAACGGCTGGAACCCGGGGCCGAACGGGGTAGGCCGAACGCCGAACCCCCTTTCCACGCCCCCGTCTGGGAGCCGAACGGGGCCGCCGAACGGGAGGCCCGCCTGCACCTGAAGGAGCGCAAGGTGGAGACCGAACGCTCCCTGGAGGTTTCGCTGGACGAACGAGGGCTCGCCATTCTCCAGGTTCTCCGTTCGGCGAACGCCCCGCTCTCCCTTTCCGAGCTGGCCCGCCGAACGGGGATGTCCAAGTCCACCCTCCACGTTCGGCTGAACGCCCTGGCCGACTCCGGGGTGGTGGTCCGTTCGGAGGAGGGGTGGACCCTGAGGAGGGCGGAACGTGGCTGAACGCGACCTGGAACTCTGGCGGGCCAACTTCCTGGCCCTGGCCCTCTGGCGGGTGGCCCACGGGGAGGCCCGCTGGGTGGAGCTCGCTCCTCAGGACCCGGCCCCCCGAGGGGCGGGCCGCCCCCGAGCCTACGCCGGGGGGCCTTCCCACCCCGCCTTTCTCCCGATCTACGTGCCCCGCTCTCCCGCCGGGGACCCGCCGCATGAGCTCAGGCTTTACCGGGACACCTACCAGGCCTTCCTCCGGGGTCTGAGCCTGGGGGAGAGGCAGGCCCTCGAGGCCCACCTCGGCCTGGGCCGAGCCCGGAGGCTCCTCTACTGGCACGCCATCTCAGGCCGTTTCCGCCGCGCGGATGGGGTAGGGGAGGACACCCTGGAGGTCTTCCTGCGCCTGACGCGGCTGTGTGCCATTATCCCGCTAGACAAGGACCAAGCTCAGGGCTAAAATAAAGCTAGAGTGCCAAAAGTGCCCCCTGGGGAAGCCCCAGGGGGTAGGCCTTTTGGGAGGGGGGCGTGTGGACGAGCGCGTGGATGGGCTCATGCGCGTGGTGGAAGGTCTCGTGGACGAGCTGGCCCACCAGGGCGTGCCCGAGGAGAGGCTCCGCGTCTACCGGGAGGAGCTCCTGGCCCTCCGGATCTACACCCGGATGCGGGCGGAGCGGGACCGCCCCAGCTCCCTCTTGGCCAACCCGCGTTTCTGGCTGGCCCTGGCCCTGCTCCTGGCCATAGTGGGCGCCATGATGGGCCTGCCCGTCCACAAGCTCTTCCCCTGAGGAGGTGCGATGTTTCGCGATCCAAACCGTCCGAAGCTGATCCGGGGAGCCGTGCTGCAGGTGCTCTACCTGCATGCGATGGGAACTGAGTCGCCCCTCAACGTGGCGGACCCCTACGCCATGCCCAGGGGGGTCCTGGTGAGGACCCTGGAGTACTCCCACATCCTCCCTGCCCGTCCTGAGCTCAACGCCGCCGTGCGCTACCTCCAGGAGAAGGGCTACGTCCGGGCCGAGTGGGACGAGGACGGGGAGTTCCGCGTGGTCCGGCTCACGGAGAAGGGCATAGACCTGGTGGAGGGGTCCATCCGGGACGCCGGGGTCCTCCTGCCGCGGTGAAGGACGATGGACGTCCGGGAAGAACTCCACGCCATCTCCGTGGCCATCCGCCGGTACCAGGAGGAGACCCTGGCCGAGATCCGGAAGCTCCGCCAGGAACTGGAGGAGGAGCGGAGGCACCGCAGGACCGAGCGCTGGCTCCTCGCGGTCATCCTGGTCCTGGCCCTGGTGGGGTGGGTGCGGCCGTGAAGCTCCACTACCGCAGGCACCGCCTCTGCAAGGTCTGCGCCCTCCCGGACGAGGTGCGGGAGCGGGTGGACGCCATGCTCCTGGGCGAGGAGACCGAGGAGGACGGGCGCCCCTACACCCTGGAGGGCATCGCCCGCTGGCTCCAGGCCCAAGGCCACGAAGCCTCCCCCTCGGGCCTACACCGCCACGCCCGGCACCTGGCCCCGGCCCTGGACCAGGTGCTGCAGATGGAGCGCCTGGTGGAGGCGGTGGAGGAGGCCACGGGCAAGCGCCTCTCCTACGCCGCCGCCCTGGCCAACATCGTGGTGCACAAGGCCCTCCGCTACCTGGACGGGCTGGAGCTGGGGGAGGCGGAGGTGGACCCGGAGAAGGTGGTGCGCCTCGGGCTGGAGGCGGCCCGGGTGGCCCTCTCCCTGGAGCGGATAGACCGCTCCCTCAGGCAGGAGGCGGCGGAGAAGGTGGAACGGGCCCTCCGGGTGCGGGAGATTGAGCCTGAGGTGATCGAGGCCATCAAGCGGGACCTCTATGGGCTTTGACCTCCTCCCTTACCAGCGGGCGTGGATCCGGGACGAGAGCCGCTTCAAGATCGGCCTCTGGTCCCGCCAGACGGGCAAATCCTTCGCCCTCACCCTCGAGGCCGCCCTCCACGCCGTGGAGCACCGGGGGAGCACCTGGGTCCTCCTCTCGGCGGGGGAGAGGCAGAGCCGGGAGCTGGCCGAGAAGGCCAAGGCCCACCTGGACGCCATGAAGCAGATGGCCACCCTCATGGAGAGCCGCTTCTTCGAGGGGGGCGAGAGCGTGACCCAGCTGGAGATCCGCCTGCCCAACCTCAGCCGCTTGATTTTCCTCCCCGCCAACCCCCGCACCGCCCGCGGCTACACGGGGAACGTGGTCCTGGACGAGTTCGCCTTCCACCAGGACTCCGAGGCCATCTGGGCGGCCATGTACCCCATCATCACCCGGAGGCCCGACCTCAAGATCCGGGTGATGAGCACCCCCAACGGCCCCCGGGGGAAGTTCTGGGAGCTCTGGGAGAAGGGCGGGCCCGCCTGGAGCCGCCACAAGGTCACCATCTACGACGCCGTGGCCCAGGGTCTGCCCGTGGACCCCGAGGAGCTCCGCGCGGGCCTGGCGGACGACTTCATCTGGCAGCAGGAGTACCTCTGCGAGTTCCTGAGCGCCGAGGAGGCCTTCCTGCCCTGGAGCCTCATCCTGGAGGCCGAGGCCCGGGAGGACCCCCGGGGCCTCTGGAACCCCGACCAGGCCTACCTGGGGGTGGACGTGGGCCGCCACCGGGACCTCACCGTCTTCGTGGTCCTGGAGCGGGTGGGGGACGTCTACTGGGTGCGCCTCCTGGAGACGCTGCACCGGGCCCCCTTCGCCCAGCAGGAGGCCCGCCTCCACGCCCTCCTGCCCCAGGTGCGCCGGGCCTGCCTGGACGCCACGGGCCTCGGGGAGATGCTGGCGGAGAACGCCCGCCGGGCCTTCGGCTACAAGGTGGAGCCGGTGAAGTTCACCCCCGAGGTCAAGGCCGACCTGGCCCAGCGCCTCCGCCTCTTCTTTGAGGACCGCCGGGTGCGCATCCCCGAGGACCGGGCCCTCCGGGAGGACCTCCACAGCGTGCGCCGGATCGTCACCCCCTCCGGGAACGTGCGCTACGACGCCGAGCGCTCGGAGAGGGGCCACGCCGACCGCTTCTGGGCCCTGGCCCTGGCCCTCCACGCCGCCGAGAACGCAAGGGGCCCCGTGGAGTACAAGAGCGTCCTCCGCCGGGCCTTCGCGGGCTGGAAAGGAGCCTTCTGATGCCTATCGTAGACCAGTACGGACGCCCAATCCCCACGGAGCCCCCCAAGGCGGCCCGGGGCAGCCTGCCGGTGTGGCGGCCCTTCGCCGGCTACCCCTCCCGCGGCCTCACCCCCGAGCGGCTGGCCCGGATCCTCCGGGAGGGGGCCGAGGGCTACCTGGCCGAGCAGGCGGAGCTCTTCCTGGAGATGGAGGAGAAGGACGCCCTCCTCTTCTCCCTCCTCCAGACCCGGAAGCTCGCCGTCATCGGCCTGGACTGGCGGCTGGAGCCCGCCGAGGCCTCCCGCCAGGGGAGGCGGGTCCTCGGGGCCCTGGAGGAGGTGTGGTGGAACCTCCCCTTGGAGGACCTGATGCTGGACCTCCTCTCCGCCATCCCCCAGGGGGTGAGCGTGGTGGCCGTGGCCTGGGAGTGGGACGGCCTCCTCTGGCGGCCCGCCCGGTTCCGCTGGGTCCACCCCGGGGCCCTGGCCTACGAGGAGGCCCACGACCGCTTCCTTCTGGTGGGGGAGCGGGGGGAGGCGGAACCCTTCCCCTACGGAGCGGCCATAGAGCACCGCTACAAGGCCCGCTCGGGCCTCCCCACCCGGGCCGGGCTCATGCGGAGCCTGGCCTGGCTCTACCTCTTCAAGCACTACGCCCTCAAGGACTGGGTGGTCTTCGCCGAGACCTACGGCCAGCCCTACCGCATCGGCCGGTACGACCCCGCCGCCGGGGAGGAGGAAAGGCGGCGGCTGGAGGAGGCGGTGCGCTCCTTGGGGGCGGACGCCGCCGGGGTCATCTCCAAGGACACGGAGATCCAGATCCTGGAGGCGGCCAAGGGCCAGGGCCCCCAGGTGTACGAGAGCCTGATCCGCCTCGTGAACCGGGAGATGGCCCAGGCGGTCCTGGGGCAGACCCTCACCTCCAGCGAGGGGGACGGGGGGAGCTACGCCCTGGCCAAGGTGCACGAGCGGGTGCGGATAGACCTCCTCCGGGCCGACGCCCGCGCCCTGGCCAAGACCCTCCGGGAGGGCCTCCTCAAGCCCTTCGTGGCCTTCAACTTCGGCCCCGAGCTCCTGGACCTCGCCCCCTACCCCGCGCCCGAGGTGGAGGAGGAGCGGGACCTGGAGAGCCGGGCCCGGGTGCTCCAGGCCCTCCAGGGCATGGGCCTCGCCCTGCCCGAGGCCTGGCTCCGGGAGGAGTTCGGGGTGCCCGCCCCCGGGGAAGGGGAGGCGGTCCTCCCCGCCCGCGCCCTCCAGGAGAGGCGGCCCCGGGGCATGGTGGCGGGGCAGGCCTTCGTGGACGCCCTGGCGGACCGCCTCCTGGAGCGGGCCCCCATGCCCGGCCTCCCCGACCTCCTCCGGGCCATCGCCGAGGCCGGGGACTACGAGGACCTGAGGCGGCGCCTCCTCGCCCTCTACCCCGGCATCCCCTTCGCCGAGCTGGCCCAGCTCCTGGACGCGGCCTTGACCCTCTCGGAGCTGGCGGGCAGGCTGGCCCAGCGCCAGGACAGTGGCCTGGACGGTTGAGCCCGATCCCCTTCAGCCCGAGGAGGCCCTGGCCTGGTTCCGGGCCAGGCTACCCCTCCCCGATCCCGAGTTCCGGGCCCTCCGGGAGGAGGCGAGGCGCCGGGCCTTCTGGGTCTCGGGCCTGGCCGCCTTGGACATGGTGCAGGAGGTCATGGACGCCCTGGAGGCGGCCCTGAGGGAGGGGACCACCTTCGGCGACTTCCAAAAGGCCCTCTCCGAGCGGGTGAAAAGCGCCTGGGGCGAGGGGAGCCGCCACCGCCTGGAAGCCGTCTTCCGCACCAACCTCCAGCTGGCCTACGGGGCGGGGCGGTGGAAGGAGGCCGTCTCCACCCGGGAGCTCAGGCCCTACTGGGGCCTCTCCGTGGTGCTGGACGGGCGCACCTCCGAGGTGTGCCGGCCCCTGGCCGGGGTGGTCCTCCCCGCCGACGACGCTTTCTGGCGCACCCACGTCCCGCCCCTCCACTACAACTGCCGGACCGTCCTGGTCACCTACGCCCGGGAGGAGGGGGAGAGGCGGGCCTGGAGGGAGCCCCCGGCCCACGAGCCCCAGCCGGGCTTCGGCCGCCCCCCCACGGAAGACGAGTGGAGCCCGGACCCCAAGGACTACCACCCCGAGCTTTGGGGGGCGTACCTCCGAGCGTTGGGGCGGGGGATGCCGGAGGCCGACCACTACCTGGCCGGGCTCCTCGCCACCCGCCAGCCCAGGGTCACCGACTGGATGCTGGCCGCGGGGAGGGTGGCGGTGGCGGCCTTCCCCCCCTATCCCATCCCCGTGCGGGCCCGGGACCGGGCCTACCTCCCAGGAAGCCCAAAACGGGCCTTGAGCCGCCGCCTCCACCTCACCAAGCGGATCGCCAACGGCCAACTGGACCCCGGGGTAGGGGAGGAGGCCTATGAGGAGATGGCCCGCCGGGCAGCGGCTGACCCCGAAGCGGGGGTGCTCCTCTACGCGGGCGAGAAGGGGCCCGTGGTGGCGATCGTGAGCCGCACGGAGTGGGCCGTGCCCGCGGAGGCCCGGGGGCCCGCGGCCGGGCCCATTTGGTTCGTGGTATACTCCTTGCGAAGCGGCGTGCTGGCAACCGCCTACGCAGCTTCCTCTCTGGCCGCGCTCACCATACCGGCGGACGCCATATGGCTACGGAAACCTTCCTGGCTCCACGCGATCCCCTAGGGTACGCCCGTTGGCTCTGGCAGGGCTACCTGGAGCTCTTAGAGGACCCCGACGGCTACGATGAGGTGTTCATCCTGGCCGAAGCCGAGGAGTGGCCGCTTTTCGTGGAGGCCTTGGCCCGCCTGGCCCAATCGGACCCCGCGGCGGCGATGGCCCTCGTGGACGAGGTGATGGCGCGAGCGGAGGAGCTGAGGGCCCTGGGGGTGCGCTTGGAGGACCGGGAGGCCTTCCTGAAGCGGTTGGGCTTGTGAGGACGGGGGGGAGAACGGGGCCGGGGGGAACCCCGGCCCTCCTCTTTTGGGCGTCCGGCCCTTCCCGGCGGATGGCCTTCTGCGCCCCTAGAAGGCCCCTAGAAGGCCCGGCCAGGACCATGCCTAACCTCCCCACTACGCCCCGCCACCCCCCGCCTTCTCGGGCTTTTGAGGGCCGGTTTCTCCCCCCTGTTCACAGCGTCCAGCGCCCTTCAGGACGGGGCGAAAGCGGGTTTCTGACCTGGAGCGTGAGCGATCCCCGCAACACTTACGCAAGTGGTAGAATAGGAGGTGCCCCAGGGCGGGCGCGCGGTCGCGCCCAGGGGACTTCCCCCCTGGGTGAGGAAAGTCCGGGCACCATAGGGCAGGGTGCCAGCTAACGGCTGGGCGGGGTAACCCGACGGAAAGTGCCACAGAGAAGAGACCGCCAGCGGCCGGGGCTTCCCCGGTGCGGGCAAGGGTGAAACGGTGGGGTAAGAGCCCACCGCCTGGCCTGGCAACAGGCTGGGGCACGGCAAACCCCACCCGGTGCAAGGCCCGATAGGCAGGAAGGGCTTGCCCGGCCCGTTAGAACCTGCGGGATGGGCCGCTTGAGGCCGGTGGCGACACCGGTCCCAGAGAGATGACCGCGGAAACAGAACCCGGCTTACGGCCCGCCCTGGGGCCCCCGGAAGGGGGAGGGAGGGCGGTATGATGATCAGGGGTAGCCCTAACCTAGCTTCAAGTGTCAGGGAGATGGAGGACCGGGTTCGCAAGCTCAAGGAGTCTTTGGGCATCGCACCGGACCAGTATCCCGTTGACATCGTCGGCATCGCTTCCGCCCTTGGGGTGAAGGTCTACGATGCCGAGTTCCATAACCCCAACATCTCCGGCATGGTTATTACCGACCGGGAGCGGGTGCCGCAGTGGGTTACCCCCGGAGAAAGGGCCACCATCTTCGTGGCCAAGGGGGAGTACCCGCCCCGGAAGGCCTTCACCATAGCCCACGAGCTCGGCCACGTGGTCCTGGGGCATGTGGGCGGGGAGGGACTCCGGACGGACCTGTTTCGGGGGCAGGGCCTTCCCTATGACCCCCAGGCGGAGCGGGAGGCCAACCTGTTCGCCGCCGCCCTCCTTATGCCAGAGGAGCCTTTCCGACAAGTGTGGGAGGCTTTCGCAGGGCGGGGCATACACTACGTGGCGGCCCTGTTCGGTGTCTCGGTCAACGCGGCGGCCGTAAGGGCTAGGGAGCTTGGCCTCGAGGTGCCCCTGTTTTGAGCTATGCCTGGGGATAACTCCGAGGAAAAGGGGCGGGAGAATCCCGCGCCTTCAGTGCCTGAGATACCGAACCAGAACTCCGCTCCCGAAGCTCCTGGAGGCGAGGCGCTTTTGGCTGAGGCTCACTCGGGGACAGGCCTTCAGAACGAGAAGGCCATCAAAAGCGCTTTCCCAACCGCCTTGACCTCCTCAAATCTGCAGGAGGCTTCTGCGGCCGAGAGCGTGGCGTTCTTATCGGCGTTGGGCTTTGAACCGCGAAAGCTTAGCGAAGTCTTGCTGGAGGGCCTGCGGGCCGAAAACGCCCTCAAGGAGGCCAACGCCGCTTACATCTCGGCTTGCGCCGAGGAGAAAAGGCGCCAAGCTGAACAACTCCAGATTGAGAATCGGCGCCTTGAGCTTCTAGAGGCTTTGGAACGTCGGCGGCAAGGCACGTATTTATTGGTTTCTAGGGTGAGCCTTTTGTCCTTGCCGCTCGTCGCACTTGCCCACCTTGTAAGGTGGGTAGACTTCAGCTCTAATAGCGTGGTTACGTATGCTGTGTTAGCTTTCCTTGTCATCCCCGAGAAAAGCTTCCACTTTTTGACTCAACTGCTCAGTCTGCTTGGAGGCTTGCTCTCAGGGCGCGGAAGGTAGTTCCGGGGGTGTGTTTATGGAAAGGTACCTCTACTTTGGCGACAACCTCGAGGTCCTCCGGAAGTACATCCCCGATGAGAGCGTGGACCTGATCTACCTGGACCCTCCCTTCAACTCCAAGGCCGACTACAACGTTATCTTCCGCGAGCACAGCGGCAAGGGGCCGGGGGCCCAGATACGGGCCTTTGAAGACACCTGGCACTGGGGGCTTGAGAGCGAAAAGGCCCTAGAAGAAGTCCTAAAGCGCCACGGAAAACTCGGGGAGTTCCTGGACTTCCTTGTCCGCTCCTTGGGCAAAAACGACCTCTCCGCCTACCTGGTGATGATGGCCGTGCGCCTCCTGGAGCTTCACAGGGTCCTCAAGCCCACGGGAAGCCTTTACCTGCATTGCGACCCCACGGCCAGCCACTACCTAAAGGTCATCCTGGACCAGATTTTCGGACCGAGGAACTTCCGCAACGAGGTCATCTGGAAGCGTACCAGCGCCCACAACGACTCCAGGCGTTGGGGGCGGGTGCACGATGTCTTGCTTTTCTACACCAAAACGGACGGATACACTTGGAACCCCGTTTATCTGCCCCACGACCCAGGGTACCTGAAACGTTTCCGCTACCAGGATTCCGACGGGCGGCGCTGGACGGACGATAACCTTTCCGCGAAAGGTTTATCGGGCGGCGGCTACGAGTACGAATACAAGGGCGTTCGGGGCTTCTGGCGGGTGCCGCTGGAAACAATGGAGCGCCTGGACCAGGAAGGGAGGCTGCACTTCACCAAGAAAGGCGGCA